ATGTTTGGACTTGTACCTTTTGGCGGACATCGCGGGCTTACCTCACGTGAGCATAATACCCCGTTTGATCTCTTCGACGCCATGCGCGATTCCTTCTTCGACAGCAGCTTCCCCGCAGCGAACTGGGGGGCATCCTCATTCAAGGTGGACTGCTGAATTTGCCATTTCTTTACCACGTCCGAAGCAGCCCCGCCGCTGGCGTACGCTCGAATCCGATGTACCCAAACTCGGAACATTCCGGCGCGTCAACGTTGCGCACCCAGACCAGCGCTTCGCCAATCCCGATATCGCGCATATCTACTCGCCACTCGTTTTCGTAGTCGCTGACGTAGAAATACGAGTCCAGAACACCAAACTCTGTGTAACTGCGGATAACGTGGTAAACGACGCTATTGTTATCCTGCTCCCACTCACGGAGAATCTGCAAATCCTCATCCTCAACCCAGTACAAACCGCCGAATGGCGGCTGGCTGAAGTTGATGAGCCCCTGCTTCTCAAACTGCTCAATGGCATCCGGGTGCAGCCGCATCGCTTTCATGCGATGGATGGCCTCCTGAATCATGCGCTCTTTACTGATCTTCATGCTATACCCCTTTCACAAACTCATCGATGCAAGCAGCCAGCTGTTCCGGCGTAACGGGGATATACCGCTTCCAATACAAATCTGTCCAGTGCCCCTTACGGAAAATCATGCACTCCGTAATTTCTGCCGGAGGCACTGCACAAAGCGACGCATAATATTTCTTACCGTTGCGTGTGAAATTGCATTTGTATCCACGCGTCCGTTCGTTATACTCGATTGAATAACGCATCCTCATCATCCTCCTCAATCGGTTCTCCCATCTCGATTTCGTACAGCGTCAAGAGAAAATCGTTGCCATAGTGCGCGCGGAGGTCTTCGAGTTCCTGCCGATCGCGATAGCCGTAGTCAAGAAGTTCGACATACGCCCGCTTCTCCAAATCATTAAGATCGCTGGGAACATCGTAGAAATCACTCAGGACATCTTCGTAATACCCCGAATAGCTCCAATCTTTGATCGTCGCAAGCTTTTCTTTCTCAACGTACTCGTACCGGGGAAACTCCGCACCCGTACTCTCACGAACAATCTCAATCACCTTCTCAACGACGCGCTCAAGTTCTGGAACAACGATGAACTCGTGTTCCGTGTGCGCGTTGTAGTACCCCGATGAGAGGTTCACGGCTGCGACGCCCAGCTCCGGTGCGATATGACAAATGTCACTAAACGACCCAAGGGCGGTTTTGAAGCCTTTGCTGTTGATGTAAGCCTCAAAATCTGCGTTGTCGCAATCGTAGAACACTGCGTCGTCAGAGCCGCGCCGATCGATCTCTATGATGCACTTGAGCTTTTTCAGCCCCTTCGGGAGATATTTTTTTGTCTCGAAATCATCCGCGAATGCACCCGCCCCGAGGCATCCAACCTCCTCATCACAGGTGAAGAGAAGCCAAGGCTTTACTTCAACACTTTCATACGCTTTGAGGATGGCATACACACCGCAGCGATCATCGCCACCAATGCCTTCCGGGGACATCCAGACCGTTTTGTCACGATTCTTGCAGATGGTCTTGACCGATGTCTTGTGCACCGTGTCAAGATGTGCCACCAGCATAATTGGCGCTTCACCTTTCACGAGAATATAGTCTCCATACGAACTCACGCAGGTTCTGTAAAACCGCTTCTTCAAGCGATTGAACAGCTTTTTCTGGGTTGGGTAAATTACATTTTCAAGCGTGACCATAATTCACATCCTCCACTCTGGCACAGTTTTCGCAAACATCGTCCTCGTTCAAGGAATCTTCGTAGTACAGCTGACCGCACTCTTTACAAGGGCGATAACAATTATCCGCGCAATCTTGACAGATCCGTACTGTGTATCCTCCCCTGCAAATTGCCATAATCAGGTTATCGGTGCGGTACCATTCCCCACACTCGTCGCAGGTATCGTAATATTCATCTCGACAATCCGGACAAAGATCCATGCCGTCCAAATACACCATTGAGTCATTCTCGCACATGCTTCCACATTCATCACAGCGCGTGTAGTATTCGTCGAGACAGCTTTCACAGACATACTGTGCGTGCCCGCGCCGATCCAGAACTTCATACGTCTGACTGCACGGACTCCCACAGCAATCGCATGTTTCACTGTCCGTGCAGTCTTCACAGAACACGCCGTGTGTTGTCTCGCAGGCACATGAAATACACAGCCCGCACTCGCCCACCGGGAATTCCTCGTAATCATCCGCGTGGTCGCTTCTGACGGAGATCTTTGCATTAAAATCTTCGTGAACCCAATCGGGATATCCGCCAAAATCGTCGCCTGCCGAGATAGTAATGCGGTTCTCTTCGCTCACATATTTTCGTGTTTTCCAGAGATTGGCCGCATCTTCAAGATCAGAGATCTCGCGCTGAATGAGATCACGATAGACCGCTGATTCCTCCTGCGCGCCTTGTGTACCTCCACTTGTGTTATAAAGTCGGCTCTGAAGAAGAACCCCGTTGCCCGGTTTATACATAAACACTTGCCGCGTCGTCTTGCGGTTGTTGAGCGTTTCCGGATTATTGGGATCCGCCACTGTAAACGCAATAAACGACACCTTATCACGCGCATATCCGGAACAACCACTGTTGTACGAATACTCCGTTGAGTTGAGCGAGTGACAGCTTGTGAGGGTATTTCCACGCTCATCCCACTTTGGGTTGCTCATTGTGAGAAAGTGTGCCGGATTCAGTGAGACAAACAACTTGAAGTTGATGCGCTTGGCGCTCATTTCATCCGCGATCTTCGCAAAAGTCCGCTGGAAATCACTTCCCGCCGTCTCATCTGCGAGCCCGAGATGCTGACAAAGCGCTTTGAAGATGCGGCTTTTCTTTTTGCCCGGGGCGTAAGCCTTCGGCGCGAGTGCTTTGATTGCGTTGATGTAGTCCTGCATCCACGCGTCCGTGTCTTTCGCAGCGAAAAAGCATTTCGCCTTTTCAACATCATCGTGGTTGTCGAAGGTTCTCGCGGGATCCAGAATCTCCGATGCAAGATTATGAATCACTTCCGGGTCCGGGTCGTGCGTTCGTGTTCCGTTGATAACCAGTGCGTCAAGCTCCTCATCCCAAGCAGGTGACTGCCGGAAAAGCTCGCGAAGTTCGCGCTTCGCCTCAACGCTGTCTTTCGCCAGCCGCGTAACGAATCGATCGCACATTGCGTGCATAATGTCATCCTGCCGTGTGTGCCGTGCATAATCTTTAATCGCCTGCCGAATGTTCTTTTCCAGCGAGACGACCTTTTCTTCATCCGTCATGACGTTCTCCTTTCAGCATTCCATCGTTGATGTAGTTAGCGAAGATCCAGTTTCGGCAGCGACGCTGTCGATCTGTAAAATATCCGTGCTGCGGATGTGGAACATAGTTCTGAAAGCGTATCTCGCGCGCATCTGTGATACGAAGGCGAATATTCTGATCGTCAATTTGAATTACTTCGCCCGGCGCAGGAATAAACGCGACATGCGTATTCCGGCTGTAATCGTATCCCGCGCTGAGACCGCAGAGATAATAAGCTTTCGCGAGCGGATCCGGCGAGATTTCCATATCGATATGCGCGTACATTTTATGTAGCGTTCCGTAATAGACGTTGTTGAATCGCTTGCCGATAAAGCACTGCGCACAGCATTCGTAGATATTCACAGCATGGATCTCGCGCAGCCAAAAGAACTCATGGTATCGTTTTACTTCAAGTGTCATGTGCATGGGTTGTCCTCCTCTGAGGCGCCGCCTGAAAAGGCGGCGCCTTTTTATGTCTTACGCAGCCTGTTTTTTACGCCGCGACTTCTTGGCCGGAATGAACTTCGTGACTTTCTCACCGGGCGCCCACGAAAGGTCAATCTTGAACGCCTTCGTATCGCCCATTTTCTCAATCCGGCAGGACCATTTTGAGGTCTCAATGCTGATGTCCTCATTCGGTTTCGCGAGCAGTTCATCATTCACGGCCGTTTCGACAAGTTCAACAACCTTTTGGGCATTCGCGGCACCGAGGTATCGCGCCATCCAAAATGCTGCGAGCTTGTAATTACGGACGGTGAATACCGCCTCCGCCTTGCAGCGCTTCGCGCCGATCGCGATGTCCATAACGTTTTCTTTCGCGTCATAGTTGCCCTGTCCGGGCTCGTGAATCTTGACCCAGCGGGTCTGCTTCAGTTCCAACATGATTTTGTCCTCCTTTGACAAATTCAGCTTGCCACCGACATGGATTGATAAGCTAAATGCTGACGCTATGAAGGCGCGTGTCGCTCTTTGGTGCGATGCAGATCGTCGCATCAATTTCGACCCGAAGAATGCGCCGACCATCGGCGAAATTCTCGAAGCGCTCAATCCCGACAAAAACAACTGAATCGTATAGGAGGACAAAATGTTAGAAATCAAAGTAACCATCAACGCCCCCGAACTCGTAAACGCTATTCACGCACTCGCGCAGTCGATGCAGGGACGTTCACCCTCTACCGAGACCCCCGCACCAAAGGTTGATTCTATTCCCGTGCCTGAACCTGCCGTTCCGGTTGCAGCAGCTCCAACGTATACCGTGGAGAAGATTATGGCCGCAGGATCAACTCTGATGGATGCGGGCAAAATCAACGACCTGATGAACCTGCTTCACAAGTTCGGGGTGCAAGCGGTTATGGATCTGAAGCCGGAACAGCTTGGGGCATTCGCAACTGAGATGCGTGCACTCGGGGCGGCGATATGAGTGCGCACGCTCTGCTGTCACCGTCAAGTGCACATCGCTGGCTGAATTGCCCGCGAGCACCTCGCCTTGAAGCGACGCTCCCCGATCGCTCGACAGTGTATTCCAAGGAAGGCACCCTAGCGCATAGCGTTTGTGAGATCAGTGCAAAAAATCACTTTGGACAAGCGACAAATGCCAGCTATAAAGCGGCACTCAAACGCTACCAAAAGAACGAGCTGTGGGACCCGGAGATGTTAAGCACTGCTGAAATCTACGTCGAACATCTTGCGAGCAGAGCGATGAGCTTTCAACATCAGCCGGTCGTCGCTTTTGAAACGCGCGTAGACATCACGAGCTACGTACCTGATGCTTTCGGACGCTGCGACTGCATTATGTTCAGCGGCGATACGCTCATCATCACTGACTATAAGCACGGCAAAGGCGAACCGGTAGATGCCGAGGAAAACCCACAGTTGATGCTTTATGCACTCGGTGCATTGAAACTGTATCGCCCATTTTTTGGCGACAGCATCCTGAACGTAATGATCTGCATCGATCAGCCGCGCATAGACTCTTACCAAACATGGACGATATCGACAGCGGACCTCCTTGCGTGGGGTGAAAGCATAAAGCCAAAAGCACAAATGGCCTACGCTGGCTTCGGCGAATTCAAGGCGGGCTCATGGTGCAGGTTTTGTCGGGCAAATGGCCAATGTTCAGCGCAAGCAGAACAACAGCTCTCTGCCTTAGATGACTTCAAAGATTCTGTGGATCACCCAGATGAGCTGTTGTCACCGGAGCGAATGAGTGAAGCTCTGAAAAAAGGTGAAACACTCATCGCGTGGTATAACTCTCTCAAAGAAAAAGCCCTTGAGACGATTCTTGCGGGAACTCCGATTCCAAACTTTAAGCTGGTTGAGGGTAAAAGCTCTCGCGAATGGAGCGATCAGGATAAAGCGCTTGAAACGCTCGAAAAGAACGGAGTCGACCGTGCGATTATCTATGACACTGCTCCGAAATCTTTATCTCAGCTCGAAAAGCTGATTGGCAAAAAGAAATTCGGTGAGCTTGTCGGAGATTTCGTTGTAAAGCCACAAGGCAAACCCACACTCGCGTCATCAAGCGACCGAAGAAAAACGTTCAACAGTGCAGTGTCAGATTTCAAAGATGTAACAGGAGGACAAGAAAATGTATAACAACATTCCGACGCGCGTTCTTACCGGTGAGGTTCGCCTCTCGTATTGCAATCTCGTTACGCCGAATACAAATAGCAAAGACCCGAATGCTGTACCAAAGTATTCCGTAACGCTGCTGATTCCAAAGACGGACACCGCTGTAAAATCCAACATTGATGCCAGCATCGAAGCCGCCGCAGTTGCTGCACAGGCAAAGATCTGGGGCGGCGTTCGACCACCGGTCATGCCCACCCCTGTCCACGATGGTGATGGCGTCCGCGATAACGGCACGCCGTTTGGTGATGAATGCAAAGGCTGTTGGGTTATCACAGCAAGCTCAAAAAACAAGCCGCAGGTAGTCAGCCAAAACGACATCCATACTGAGCTTCTTCCGCAGGACATTTACAGCGGCATGTACGCTCGCGTAACAATCAATTTCTTCGGCTACAATAGAGCCGGCCGGCGCGGCGTCGGGTGTGGCCTCGGAAACGTCATGAAAACACGCGACGGTGAAGTTCTCGGAGGGTTCGTATCAGCCGCATCTGATTTCGCAGAAATCGGTCAGACAGTTGTGCCCACAAATCCGATGGGCGTAACGGCGCAGCCGGCAGTCAATCCACTCACGGGACAGCCTCTTTTCTAAATAAAAGCTGATACCAAAAGGGCGTGGTTGTGGAACTTCCACGACCGCGCCCTTTTTAGCATTTGGCGTTAGGAGGCTACATGAAACAACTATCCATAGACCTTGAAACATACAGTAGCGCCCCGATTGATAAAAGCGGTGCTTTCAAGTACATCCAGAGCCCCGATTTCGAGATTCTACTGTTCGCATACTCCGTCGACGGGTCACCCGTCGAAGTGATTGACCTTGCTTGCGGTGAAACAATTCCGGATCACATTACCAAGGCGATCACCGATGGGCGGTATATCAAGCGCGCATACAATGCTGCTTTTGAATGGAACTGCCTGTCAAAATACTTCGGCACCCAACTCCCCGCAGACCAGTGGCGCGACACAATGCTCCACGGATTATACTGCGGATTCACAGCTGGATTGGACGCAACAGGAAAAGCTCTCGGACTGCCAGCCGAAAAACAGAAACTCACAATCGGGAAGGCGCTCATCCGCTATTTCTGCGTCCCCTGCAAAGCGTCAAAAACGAACGGCGGACGAACACGCAATTACCCAAAACACGATCCCGCGAAATGGAATCTGTTCAAAGAATATTGCCGCGGTGACGTTGTGACAGAGATGGAAATTGCACGTCGTTTGTCGAAGTTCCCAGTCCCTGATGATATCGAAGCACAGTGGCGTATTGATCTTGCAATCAATACACGCGGTGTGGCTGTTGATATGGATCTAGTTCAAGGCGCCCTTGAGATAGCAGCTAAAACACAGACGGATCTCGTAAAAGAGGCACAGGACATTTCGGGGCTATCTAACCCGAATAGCGTTGCGCAGCTCACAAAATGGCTAGAAGATACGCAGCACCAAATGGTCCCCGATCTGCGCAAAGACACGGTAGCTATTCTTCTTGAAAAGAAAGATTTAAGCCCTGATACACGCAGAATGCTTGAAATCCGACAAGAGCTCGGAAAAACAAGCACAAAGAAGTACAACGCGATCGAAGCGGCTGTTTGCGACGATGGCCGCGTACACGGACTCCTACAATTTTATGGAGCCAATCGGACTGGACGCTGGGCGGGACGTCTCGTACAAGTACAAAATCTGCCACGCACGTATATCAATCTTCTGCCACAAGCACGAGATGCCATCAAAAAGCGCAAAAGCAGCTTGCTAAAACTGATGTATGGCTCTGTTCCGGACACTCTGTCACAGCTGATCCGAACAGCATTTATTGCGGCTCCGGGAAATGTGCTGGTGGATGCAGACTTCTCCTCCATCGAAGCAAGGGTTATTTCTTGGCTCGCGGGAGAAACGTGGCGTCTGGATGTTTTTCGCACACACGGAAAGATATACGAAGCGTCAGCCAGCCAGATGTTCGGTGTACCAATCGAACGTATCACAAAAGGAAATCCCGAATACAGCCTGCGCCAGCGAGGAAAGGTTGCTGAACTTGCCCTCGGTTATCAGGGAGGAAAAGGTGCTCTCGTCGCAATGGGCGCATTGAATATGGGGATTCCAGAAGATGATCTGCCTGATATCGTATCGCGCTGGCGCGAAAGCAATCGGCGCATCGTTGACCTGTGGTACACTCTTGAAAAAGCGGCGATCACAACCATTCATACGGGACAGCAGATCGGCGTAAAAGGCCTCATATTCTCAAGAGAGTTTGATCTTGAAAATGATCTTGATTTTATGTCGATCACTTTGCCGAGCGGTCGGAAGCTCTATTATGCAAAACCCGATCTTACCACGAATCAGTGGGGCAACCCGTCTATTCAGTATTATGGCGTGGATCAGCAGACAAAGCAGTGGACACCACTGGAAACATACGGAGGAAAGCTTGTCGAAAACATCGTTCAAGCGATCTCCCGCGACTGCCTTGCAATCGCTATCAACACTCTTGAAGCCGCTGGATTTCCAGTTGTTTTCCATGTTCATGATGAAGTGGTTATCGACTGCCCAAAGGAGAAGGCTGATCTCGACAAAGTTATTCGCTTAATGACACTTCCTATTCCGTGGGCAAAAGGACTCCCCCTCAATGCCGACGGGTGGGTCGGGGACTTCTTCAGAAAGGACTGATGATGAATGCTTGAAAACATAGAGTTTATTGCTGAGGCTCTTGATGAAGGTGAACTTCTTTGCCAGCTTGCTGAGGAATGCAACGAACTTGCAAAAGCAGCGTTGAAACTGCGCCGTGCACGTACGCAGATAAATCCAACACCCATAACCATTCAACAAGCCGAGCAAAACATCACGGAAGAAATCGCCGATGTTTGGCTGGTACTATCAGTGCTCGGTCGCGACCGAGCATCATGGGCTACGATGCTTTTCAAATCAGAGCGCTGGTGTAAGCGCCTAAAGGAGCTTGGGAGATGATGCGATATGACCGCGAAATAATCATCTCCGTGGGCACCAGCCGAAAAAGCACCAGCTGGCAACCCCTGACGCTTATGCTCTCAGAGTTCTACAAGAAGCTCGAAGTACCAAGTCGATCAACAGAAAAGCTGAGCGAATATCTCGCGCTCAGTAAATCAGAGCAGAATGATCGCAAAGACATCGGTGGCTTTGTTGCCGGTGCACTCTCGGGACCACGCCGCAAAGCAGATGCAGTACAAACCCGCGAACTCATAGCGCTGGATCTCGACAACGTTCCGCCCGGAGGAACGGATGATGTTCTCAAACGCATACAAGCACTAGGCTGCGGATATTGCGCATATTCTACGCGCAAGCACGCGCCTTCCGCGCCGCGGCTACGTGTACTGTTTCCGTTTGATCGACCGGCTACCGCAGACGAATACGAACCCGTTGCCCGCTTTATCGCGGATAAGATCGGATTGGAGCTTGTCGACCCGACGACATTTGAAGCCTCACGCCTCATGTACTGGCCGTCCTGTTGTAGTGACAGTCAGTGGGTATTCAAATACGTGGACGGGCCGATGCTCTCCATCGATGGGCTGTTGAAGGCTTTCGATGAGAAGTTCGGAGATTGGCACACCGTAGCGAATTGGCCGCAGGTTCCCGGTGCTGAAAACGTGTTCCGGGGACTGGCTACAAGGCAAACGGATCCGCTCAGCAAAGCAGGAATCATAGGCGCGTTCTGCCGTGCGTATGACATTCAAGGGGCGATGGACACGTTTTTACCCGGAGTTTATATTCCGGTTGAGTCAAATCGTTACACCTATTCAGGCGGAAGCACAACTGGCGGCGCGGTGATCTATGACAACGGGGTGTTCCTTTATTCGCATCACTCCACAGACCCATGCAGCGGCCGTTTGGTAAACGCTTTTGACATGGTGCGACTTCATAAATTTGGAGATCGTGACGATGCGGCAACACCGAACACTCCGGCAAATCGACTGCCATCATACACGGCGATGTGCGAACTCGCGGTAGCAGATACAAAGGTGTCGCGTCAACTGGCGAAGGAACGTGCCGAATCAGCGATCAGTGATTTCAGTCAGATCACTGATGAGGCGTCGGAGGGCGAAAACTTCGATTGGACAACCGAGCTAGAGCTTAATTCCAAATCCGGCGACCTTAAAGCAACAATCGACAACATTTGGATCATCCTTGAAAATGACCCAAATTTACGCGGCAAATTCGCACTGAACGAATTTGCCGGTCGCGGCGAAGTGCTGGGAGACCTTCCTTGGAGTTCTTTCAAAAAGCGCCGTGCGTGGTCGGACAACGACAACCACGGTCTGTACTGGTACTTCGAGAAGGTCTATAAGATCACAGGTAATGGGAAGATTGACGGTGCACTTTCCTTGCATTCAGACCGGCACAAGTTTAACGACGTCAAAGACTTTCTTCTATCTCTGCACTGGGATGGTGTTCCGCGACTGGATACGCTTTTCATCGATTACCTCGGCGCAACTGACTCGCCGTATGTGCGAGCGGTTACACGAAAAGCATTCACGGCAGCCGTTGCACGAGCGATGGATCCCGGATGTAAATATGACACAATGCTGGTTTTGTCCGGACCACAAGGCATCGGTAAATCCACACTCTTGGACAAGATGAGCAAGGGCTGGTTCAATGACAGCATCCGCACATTTGAAGGTAAGGAAGCGAGCGAGCTGATACAAGGCGTTTGGCTTGTTGAGATCAGCGAGCTGGAAGCGTTTCGTTCCACCGATGTTGGGCGTATTAAACAGTTTCTCTCTCTACGCAGCGACCGCTATCGCGCAGCATACGGCAGGCACGTAAAAGAAATTCCACGCGGCTGCATATTCTTCGGAACGACAAACGTAAGAGAATATTTGCGTGACCGCACCGGTGGACGTAGATTCTGGCCTGTCGATACGGGGCTCATAAAAGTCACTAAAAATGTGTGGCGAGACCTCGACAACGAACTCGATCAAGTGTGGGCGGAGGCCTTTATGCGGTGGAAGCTCGGTGAGACGCTCCATATCATTGGCAGCCTCGAAGAAGTAGCGAAGAAAGAGCAAGAAGCACACAGAGAGGTAAACAGCCTTGAAGGCGTTATCGCCGATTTCCTCGACCGGCCAATACCGGAGAACTGGGCAACATTACCCTTGGCAAAACGATTGATGTTCCTCAACGGCGAAACAAATGGCGCGGAAACATCGCTGGTCCAGCGCGAAAGGGTCTGTGCACTCGAAATCTGGTGTGAAGTAATGCTGCGCGGATGCGGTGACATGCGCCGAACAGACGCAGCTGAAATCAACGACATTCTGAACTCTATGCCGGGGTGGGAACGATCTGAAGGATCACTTCGATTCGGATATTGCGGGAAGCAAAGGGGGTTTGTGCGAAAATGTTAGGCTTCTATGATTGCGTTGCGATTTGTGCCGTCGCATACATCGGACTCATCGTGGTTCTCTGTATCTCGGATGTTGTTGAAGATGTGTGGAAAAACAAGAAATAAGGTGGAACATTCTCCGGAACATTCCCAGCGAAAAGCTCATTTTAGGCGCGATATTCAAACTTTAGGCGGGAAAAGAAAGCGGAACAAAATCTGGAATGTTCCACCCAATGTTCCACCCAATGTTCCGGGCTAAACCCTTGATATTACTGGATTTCTATACTAAGTGGAACAACGGAACAAAAATTACTATAGAGTGGTCTAAACAGGCGGATTAGGCGTATTAAAAGACATATAGAGAACTGTTATTAAAATCGCATACGCCTAATCCGCCTGTTTGTGCCTGTGTATACGCGCGTGCGCGCGCGAGAATGTTCCACCTCTTGCCCCATTACTTACACCATGATATAATGTCATTGGAGGTGGTGAGACATGGCGCAGACCAAAGCACACGCAGATGCATCGAATCGATACAACAAAAAAGCGTATGATCGGTTGCATGTATCGCTACGCAAAGACGCTGAGCTGAATGGTGAATATGTTCGGGCGTATGCACAAGCCCGGGGCGAAAGCACAAACGCCTTTATCGTTCGGGCGATCAGGGAAGCGATTCAAAGAGACGAGCACTGAGGTGCTCGTTTTTTAATACCATCAGGAATTTTTTAGGAAAAAAATTCAAAAAGTGTATTGACAAAAGCCGTACACCATGTTATAATGAACATGAATTAAAGGAAAGCAGGAACACCGTGAGGAGGGTGAGCATGAAGAAAGATCCTGCGCGTGTAACAGTCCCGCATCGGGACAACCAGCCGAACTGGTATTGCGTTGCAACAAAGTTCGGCGCGGATGGTAAGATCGAAAGCGAGATCGTTGCAGATGAAACGACGAAGCTTCCGATCGCCATCGAGATTCCAGACAAGCCGCTTGATGCGGTGTATGAGACGGCAAGCGCCACAATCTACTACACCTATCACGACAGCTATGAGGAAGCCCATCGCCAAATGGAGCAGTCCATGTCAATGGTCTCACCTGCCTGTTCTGAAATCATACGTACTTTCTCCAAGCGTTGTTATTCGCCGATAGACGCCATTTTTGAGGCTCTCTTGCAGTATCTTTTCGTCTTCGCGAATAGGCGGCATGGAGGCTTTTGCCTTCGCGGCAAGCTCCTCTGCGATTGTTTCTAAAACCGCTCGGATAGAGTTCATCTATCCATCTCCCCCGTCATCTGCAAGCAGTTCCTCTATTGTGCAGCCGTATAGCTTTGCAAGAGCTGGCAACTTGTCGGCACGGGGTTTTGCGACTCCGCGTTCCCACTTACTCACAGACGACTCTTTAACGCCCAGCAGTTTTGCCACTTCGCGCTGTGTGGGAATCGCCCCACGTAAACGTCTTTCGCGCATTATATTCATATACACACCCCCCTTGAACGCGCTTTCCTTTCTTTACACTCCTATTATAGCACTTTTAGTCGTATATTGCAACTATAAGTATATAATTTTTCTTAAAAATTTATTGACGCCTTGAATGTTATTCAATATAATGAACTTACAAGAAAGGTGGTGCCCGTCATGAAAGACTTCGGAGCGCGGTTGAAAGCACTGCGGCGACAAGCTGATATTACTCAGAGCGAACTCGCCGATGTTCTGGGTGTTGTTGCATCTGCCGTCGGGAAGTATGAACGTATGCCCAATACCTACCCTAGCATCGAGGTTCTTATAAAGATCGCCGATTTCTTTCATACAAGCACAGACTATTTGTTGCGCGGTATTGATGTTGGTTCTGCTATTACGAATCACGTTGGCGGCGACATGATGAACAGTACCGTTGCACAGGCTCATTTGGGGGATATATATCTGAACAACAAACCTGTTACGCCAGAAGGCACAGAACTATTGCAGGTCTATAATTCTCTTAGTGGCCGAGATCGCTTAAAGTTATTAAACTTTGCCTTGTCGCTAGAGGAGGGCGAAAAATGAACCTGACGCTTGATATAAAAGAGCCGTGTAATTTCTTTTGGCTGCGCGGAATTCGCCGAGTGAGGATAGATCGGTGCTGCGCAAAATGTTTTATTGGCGATGCCTTTCACGAAATATATGAGAAAACGCACTTCGCAAAGAAAGCGCATATCGAGTTCGATATCCCTCACGATGATACGATCAAAGCCTATTATCTGTGCGGGCTGAGCCGGGGATTCATTTATGCGAATAACACTCACGTTGCTTTTAACCCGTGCACAGGTAAGAATATAGTAAAGGACACCGCACTGATACACCTTGAGATTACTGATGCACGCGAAATCCATTTCCAGAATTACACGCCGCACCCGGATGGAGAATATACCGAAGAGCAGCGCTCTTGCCGAAACTGGATATTTGCGAACTACTTCCTTGATGGGATGCCGCTGTGAAGCGCGTGGCGCTTTATGTTAGAGTCTCGACGCAAGAACAGGCGCAGGAAGGATACTCCGTCGGAGAGCAAAAAGATCGCTTGCTTAGTTTTTGCAAAGCGCATGACTGGGCCATCGCAGATCTCTATGTCGATGGCGGATATTCTGGGAGTAATTTAGATCGTCCCGCTATGCAGAAGTTGATGTCTGAAACTGATAAGTTTGATGTCGTTCTTGTGTATAAACTGGATCGACTGTCTCGTTCGCAACGAGATACGTTGCATCTTATTGAAGACATATTTTTACCAAACAACGTGGATTTTGTGTCAATGCAGGAGAGTTTTGATACCTCTACACCGTTTGGCAAAGCGATGATTGGCTTACTCGCTGTGTTTGCGCAGCTTGAGCGGGAGCAGATAAAAGAACGCACACGCATGGGTCGTATGGCGCGTGCAAAATTAGGATTGTTTCATGGCGGGGGATTCATACCTGTCGGCTATAATTGTGTAGAAGGAAAGCTAGTTCCAGATCCTTACGAGGCAGAACAAGTTCGTTTAATTTTTCAGTGGTTTCTTTCAGGACTGTCTCTTTTTGCTATACGAAAGCGTTTAATTGAAGGTGGTTATACAAATAAGCACCGTAGCTATTCATCGTATACAGCTGTTCGAAACGTCCTTGAAAATCCGCTTTATACGGGGCAGATCCATTTCCGCGACGTAGTTGTAGAAAATGCCCACGAAGCTATTATCAGTGTTGAGGACTTCCAGATGGCGCAAGCACTTAGAAAAAAGCAGCGCGAAAAAGTAACATCCACGCCATTTCGATCAAAGTATTTACTTACTGGGCTAATATTTTGCGGTGTCTGCGGTGCTCGCTTTTGCAAACGCCATCGATACTATACGTGTTATTCTGTGGCTAAAACAATGCCAAAGATGATAAGGGATCCAAATTGTAAGAATGACCGGTGGGAAGTTAGCGCCCTTGACGCGGCTGTGGAGAAAGAGGTGAGACGAGTTTTGATGAAACCAGCTCTGGCGAAAAGCATTTCAGTAAAACAAAAACAGCAGGGCCGCAAAAAAGAGAGCGCGTCAATAGAGAAGCGCATTCATGAAATCGATCGACAGATTGGCAAACTTATGGGGCTTTATCAAACCGATGAAATTCCTGTTGATGTATTGCGCGATAACATCAGTAAGCTCTATAACGAGAAAACAAACCTCCAAGCAAGAACAAATGAAAAGCCTAAGACAGACACAATGCCCTTTGATCTGGCACAGCATCTCCTGTCGGACGCAGCTCAAGTTTGGGATTTTGCAGATCTTGAGCAAAAACGCAGAATTTTACAGAGCCTTATAAAACGCATAGTATTGACAGGAGATAAATTCAGTATCGAGTGGAGTTTCGCATAAAAAAAGAGGGAGAATACCGATTCTCCCTCTTTTTTTTTATGTGTATGATTTGTTATGCCTTGATCGTCGGCGTCAGCGACTTGTCGAGCACGAGGTGCACAAGCCACACGCCGCCCTGCATCACCGCAGGGAGGACGACGGCATCGCGCCAGTAGCACCAGCCGTGCTCATCCTTCGCCTGCTCCTTGATCTGCGTCACGAACTTATCGACCGCCTGCTCGATGGCGGGGATGCACTCAGCGAGGATCGTGCGCGTCACACGCTGCTTGACCTCCTCGGTCACCTGATCGACGTTGATCTCCTTGACGATTGCGTCTCTGATGTCTGTCCACTTGCTCATGATAGAATCTCCTTTCAGTTGTTCGGCGTTCCGCCGTTATCCTTCCAAAAATTACGGTACCAGTTTGCCTTGCCGCGCAGCACATCACCGCCGCGCGTGCCATCCTCTGCCCACGGGTTGTAGCAGGGGCTCTCCTCTGTACCGAGATACTCAAGGTCCCAGCGCTCGCAACCGTTTTTGGGGCCGTAGGGCTCGTGTGCATATACGCCGTCCTCGTTGTCCGCCGCCTCACCATGTGTCAGGACGCGCTGCTTGTCGATGGTCAGCCAGAGGCCGTTACAGAGTGCGGCGATTGCCTGCGCCATGCCGTCGATCTGTAGAGGCGTCGGAGATTCCTGCCCAAGATCATCGGCCGTTGCACCGAGGCAACCGAGGATGCTGACGCTGACGCTCCCACTGTTGCGCTTCCATGTTGCGGCGAGCACATCATCCAGCTCGCCATCTCCGATGACGTAGATCTCGCCGTCCTTGTCAATCTGGACATGATAATCATCCCAGAATTGACCGTAGTGCCCCGCCGACCAATGCAGGTACACTTTCGTTTCGCGGCCAATATATTCGGCGGCCGCTTGAATGTTCTCCCGGTATTCTCCCGCGAGTGCCTCAAGTTCTGCCGGCGTCACCCTCCGCATCGCGCTCCTGCTCAATACGTGTGCCATTATTTTTGCTCTCCTTTCTTCTCATCCTTCTCATTTTTCAGCTGTTCCAACGTGTCCCGCAACTTCTTCGGGACAGGCACGCCGGAGTTCGCGGCGTTCTCAACAATCGAGAGCCCCTCGTTGCCGATGAAGAACCAGATCACAAGCACCCGCGCTGCCTCGCCACCCGTGAGATCGGAGATAAAATGTGCGAGGGCGATGATGGAGAGGATGAGCACTTTCTTGCAAATCCCTCGAAAGCCGACCTTGCTACTCCATCCGCCAAGGTTTGGATTGACCTTCGCCGCCAGCATCCCCGTTACATAGTCCAGTCCCATGAGTACCAGAAGCGCTTCCATTGCCTTATCCCATCCGCAAAGGTATGCAATCAATCCGCCTGCTACTGCTGTCATGCTTCCTGCCTCCACCTCCGTCCCTGTCGGCGCGCAGTCTGCGAGCCACGTCAAAATACCTTGCACGAGCATCACTCCTTTCTGAGCAATCAAAAAGCCGTCATGAGGACGTGGCGGCTTATGTTATCCTACGCACGCTCTGCGAGATATGCTGCCACATCTGCCTGATAGATCTCAGGGACAACCTTCTGCCCCTCCTGTTTGTCCTCCTCGGAGATTGCCCATTTTCCAGAGCGGACGAGGAGCGCGTAGACAGGAATCATATAACTCCATTTCTTCATTTCTTATCACCCCCTTTCTGTGCATCGACAAGTGCGGCAACCTGCTCGGAGAGTTCTGCAACCGCCTCGGCTATGGCAAGTCGCTCCGGGTCTATATATGGTTCAGTAGATTCATCATTTGTAGGCTCAGTTGGCTTTTTCTCAATTCCCCCTTTAGTGAGACGTATTTCAGAAATATCATAAACCCGTTCACTTTTTACTGCCATTTCACCTCGCGTTGCCAAATCTTCTGTGTTAGGTGCAAAATCACAGGAACTAACGCATTCCCCTGATTTGTTAAAAATGTAATACATATCACTTCACCCCTATAATCATATAGTTAACAGTGCCTTTGTTACCGCGTTGATACGTCCAACAAGTCACAACACGATGCTCGTCAGTATGACAGGTAATCGTATCATCATCGTCCACTTGTTTGGTGCGTACACTTACAATCCACTTACACTGGTCCTCTGTATATCCATCCGGTAACGGAATTGTTTCTCCCCCCGCTACGGTTCCGGTCAGTATAGCTATCTTTAGAGCCCTTTCAGACGCCTTTGCGTCTGCCTCCGCGACCGCCTGTGCCACGAATTCCGTGCTCGCAATCTGATCGGTGCTCGTCCCCTTGCTCGCTGTCGGCACTGTCGGTGTGCCTGTAAGTGCAGGCGATGCGATTGGGGCTTTGTCGTCAAGGATTCGACGGATGTCTGCGTGTGCATCAGGAGCTTTGTTATGCGCATCAACGGTGGCTTCATACGCATCCTTCACCGTCCATTCGGCTGTGCCGTCAGCATAGGTGTCTCCTAATTTTGCTCCGTGTAGATTCAGCAATACGCCCGATGTTGTCCCTGCTTTTGTGCAAACCAATCGCCACGATGGGTGCGCGGAAAGTTGGATGTCGAACACTTTATCATTTAGAAAATACTCCATATTCCGCCTTACAAGTCCTGCTGCTTTTTCGAGGATCTCTGTCGTGACGAGCCCTTGAGGATCAACAATCGGCTCTATTTTCGATGCCTGCGAAATGTCTACGTTCAGCGCGTAGGTGATTGTACTATTGAGCACGGTATCCTGTGCCGCAATATAGTCTGGCCGGTCGTCAAGTGCGATCATGTAGAGGATTTCCCCGAGGTCTGGGTCCTCTGCAAAAAGCCCCCACTCCCGCGCACGAAACCCCGCCGAAACAGCGGTGTTTGTGACAACGCCAGTAAACTTGCAGAGCGTTCCAAGCCGCTCGATTCCAGTAATACCGAATGCGATCTTCGCGCCCATAAGGTCGTTGAGATCAGCAGCTTCTGCGGTTGTCTCCATTCCGTCACCGAGCTTGAACCGCGTCATTTTCAGTTTTGCGCCTGCCTCAACTTTAAGCTGCAAGTCCCGCCCGCGATTGGTCAGGATTCCGCTCGTCCAGTTTGCCATTTCCATTCCTCCTAGATTTCATAATGTACTACCATGTATGGCGCAACATTAACACGCAGACTGATTCCAACCTGCGTATCTTTTCCTCGTTCAGGATAGATGTCATAGGTGCTCTGCGTATTTGTTACCGTACCGATATAAAGCACTGCGGATGCCGTTCCTCCTGATGATGCTTCGGGCATCAGCGTATAATCTGAGCGCTGTTGTGGGCACGCCCCGATGAACAAAATGCCCGTCGCCCTATTCGACACGTTCGCGGTCATTTGCAGATGGGACGGCTTTCGTCGATACAGCCCCCAGAACATCTCGCGCCGCTTTTCCTGCGAATTCGTTCCTGCTACAGTGACGGTAAATATGCCCGCACCCGTTGTCTCGTCCACATCGATGTCAAGCCCATAGGATTCCTTCACCCACTGCTCAATGGCTCCCGGGCTGATTGGGCGTTTCTGTGGCTTTCGTCTGCGCAGCTGTTCACGTCGTTCCTCTAGCGTCATAGAGTAGTCATGCTGGATGCTGTACTTATCTTCCTGATAGTCGATGCCCCACGTAACGGTCTGTGTAAATACCTGTTCAGGCAATTCGGCGAGGCGCCCCCAGATGGTATCCATTTCCTCGCCCATGACCTGATAGAGCCACTTCATGACGTAGGCGTTTGCATAGATCGGCGAAACACGCGAGAGCATCCGTTTTCCTGTCGGCGATATGGGGAACTTATCCAGATCAATCATAGGTTTCCACCTCGATTGTTCCCGTCACGGGATATTCGTCCTCGTGGAAGATAATGTTCTCCACGCCGCCATTGACGCGGAACTCCTTGAAATCAGCAACCCCTTCCACTTCATCCGCGAGAACCGCCGCCGTTTTCACATAACGTACGAGCTTCGTCTTGTCCTGCTCACTCTCGATGCTGACGTAGTACCGCAAGAGTGCCGCCTTGAAATTCGCCTTGATCTTCTCCACCGATGTATTCGCCTTGAGCTTCAGGCGGAATTTGTAGTTGACAGTGATTGGTGTCGGTGCCGCAACCAAGAAATCCATGACGCCGACGGGTGCAAGACGTTCTAGGCTTTTTCGTTCGTTCAACGAATCAGCACCCCAAATGTGCCTAAATACATTCTTCACGATCTGCTCGTTTGCCGGAAGCCCGTTCGCGTCGATGACAACGATTTTTACGCTGTTCGGTCCGTTGTATGTCGAAATAACGGTGACAGAGCCAACGCCCGGGACTTCTTTTGCCCATCGCGCATAGTCGGCGTTATTGCCAACATAGCTCACGGCGTTTCCCGCATTCACATCGTCAATACGCTGTCTCAGCGATTCATCGCTCTCAGCAGGTGTACCGCCCGTCATTGCATCTCGATTCGTCACTTTGCGAATGCCCTGCATCGGGCTGAGCATGATCGTCACAGTGTCGTTGTCTACGTTGCTCCTTGTTCCATCTTCCTGCGCTTGTACGTGGATGTCCACTGTGCCGCTCGGAGGGATTTTTGCCGTTTCCAATGTTTCAAAACAGATTGCTGCGGAGCTTCCTGACGATGGCACGGCAAAAACAAAGCCTTGCGGAATTATGATTCCCGACTTTCCCTCCACCGTAACAGCGCCATACGCTCTGTTCGCCGCACGTCGCGTCAAGCCCGCTTCATGTGCATGGAGATCGAGCCACCGTCCATCCGCCCACATTGGGAACATGATTTGCAGAACACGGATAAAATGGAACTGAAGCATTTCCGCGCATTCCAGTGCGGTGGGATAGGTCAAATCCCACGCAAAACCGCCCTCGGTCTTATCAATATCCAAAGGAAGGTTGCGCATCATTCGTTCCTCAATGCCCCGTGCGCCTGTGTTCTTGAGCCAGTCCGGCGGCTCAAATGGTATGATTGCCAAATGTCTCCCTCCCTCTAGTAAGTCACTGTAAGCGTATCCTCGTCCCACTCGTGCCCTTTGACTACGAAGGAGACTTGTAGGCTGTCCGCCCCGTTCCACGAGAACTGAAAGTTCTTTACGTACTCCGTCTCAGGGTTTACCATAAGCGCCTCGGTGATTGTGCGCTGGATTGCCGACTCAACCGCCGCGATGTCATTCTCCTCCTTTGCCGCACGCACAATCTCAACGCCGGTCTTGTCGGAATAGGCGAGCTTTGTTCCACGCTCTGTAGCACATTGTTTCAAGCACCACTGGCAAAATGCCTCGCGTCCTTCCGCAAGGACAAAGCGATTCGCACCGTCACGGAGGAAGTCGCCCGCCTCGTAGTCGAAAGAGAAACTCTGTTTATAACTTCTCTTCTTCGGGCGTTCATTGTCCGCCACTACGGCAGGAAGATTGAACGTTGGATATAAACTCTGTCCCACGTCTACCTCCTATCCTGCAACAATATCGCCACGATAGACGAGATCAACCACAACTGCCTCATCCTGCACCCATGCAACAAGCACCTTGTCGCCGGGGCGAATCCAATACATTTTCTCAGGAAGTCGCACATCATGCACATGGCTTCCACCGAATCCTGCACTGGGATGATCGTGTGCACCGTCATTGTAGGTCTGTGTCAATGGCACACCGGGGTCATACGTGACGCATCGGCACACCGAGTATTCGCTCTTTGGGATAGGGAGAGGAAACGTGTTCGTTTTCAGGCTGTAGTTTTCCGTGATAATCCCAAAATCGAGTACAAGCGGTGCGTCGCTCTTCTGCTCTGCAATCCCAGATATGATATTCGCCAGTGCATTTGCGCCCGGGTTTCCGCGCTTGCTCATTCCGTCTCACCTCCCGTGGATTCATCCGTTTCATTGGCGTCTGTCTCAATGCCGCTGAGTCCGTTGTCTGTCTCCGTCTCTTTGTTCTTTTCCTTATCCTCGTCAATGTCGAGGGTCATCTTCTGATCGTCCGCATTATGGCGCACGCTCTTGACGAAGAAGTAGCCGAGCACAGTGCCAGCTCGTACGCGGATACGGTCGCCCTTACGCAGGAACGGCAGGTCTGGCGCAACAAGCGTCGTCTTGCGCTTGAGCGCACCTCGCTCACGGAGAAGTTGATTCGCCGCATCCGTCGCCTGTTCGAGCGTCTTGCTGCTCTCCCGCTCTACGATTGCCTGACGAACCCCGTATTCCATCTTCCCGTCAACAGTCGCTTCAACGGATTGGTGCCCTTCCTTGTCTGACTTACCGACAATGATGACACGCGTCACGATGCTGCCACTGTCGAAGGAATCCTTCGCACTGACCGTATTGTCGCTCTCATCAAAATGGTAGATGTCCTCGTTTGCGCCGCGTGCGATGATCTCCACCTTTCCTTCCCTCGCACGGGCGAAGAAGATTCCGCCGTTCTTCTGCTTTACGTCGTTGAAAATTTTCTGCAACATATCGCAGATATGGCTTTTCTTGAACACCATCTTGTTGTGCGTGATGTCGGGTCCCTTGTAGTCATAAGGAACACCCCATTTGTCGAGGATCTGCGTTATCATCGTTTTGGTCGTCACACCATCTACGAAGTAGGCGTAATCCTCATTCTTTCGGAGCGGGTGCATCTCATCATAGGCTTCGATATCGAGCGTACTATCTCCATTGGTGTAGGTCGGCGACCACTTTTCCACCGTTCCGCGCACCATCTCTTTTTGCTCCGCGCCGATGGTCGCATAGACGAACATCGGTGTTCCCGGCTGGATGAGCTGAGAGACGCGCTTCCCGTTATAGATGGTATTGTAAACCTTCAAACTGATGCGTACTGAAAGTTCTTTCTCGCCCTCCTCCCACCCGAGATTTGTTGTGATGCTCGTGATGTCAATCTGCTCTCCGTCGGGAGAAATGCAGATGACCCGATAGACAATATCCTTGATGCTAATCATGCACATCCTCCTATGCAGGGAGCTTGAGTTTCGTCCCTGCTTTCAGTGCATCCGCATCCGCCACCTTATCCCTGTTCATGGCGTAGATTTCCGCCCACCGTGCACCGTCACCGAGTTTCTGTTCGGCGACGCTCCACAGTGTCTGCCCCGCCGTGCTGACAGAGGATGTTTCAGGCGGGAGGGATGCCCGCGTGCTGAGTTCCGGGATGCCGCTCTTTTGCTGTGCGGCTTTTTCCGCATCCGCCTCCTTGACGGTCTTGATATATAGGTCCTCCGCCGCGATGAGCGCGATGCTGTACTTTGCATCCCCCGCCCCGCCCTCGAACGAGTAGTCGAAGGAGTCAATATACACATCCATGTTGACGGAGGTCTGCGTGATAAGAAGATGCAGCTTGTTCCCTGCATCCTTCCACCGCTGAATTCGCCCGATGATCTCATTCGGCTCTTGCCAGTGCTGCGACTTGATGAACGACGCTTCTGTCCGACCTTCTCCGGGAAAGACCGCCTCCCACAAAACAGCGGAGAGCCGTTTCCCTTTCGGTACTTTGACCTCTCCGCGTTCAATGATGTTATAGCTTTGAAATTGTGCCGCTTCCTTGACGCTGATCTTCTCCGGCACCCACGAAAGAGCGATGCGCTCCCCTGTCCCGTGGTTCGTCAGGTAAACGTCAGCGACAGTCATGCCGCCGAGCATCCCGACCGCGAGTGACCGCCAGATGCCCGATAGTCCCGAACTCGCGAGCCCGCGCAGGACGGATGTCTTGATGCTGTGCCCGCGCAGAATATTGCCGACGATGGCATTTGTATTCAGCCTCATGCTGTCACCCCGCATTCATCACAGGCTGATTGCCGAATATGGAGGCGACCTTGCTTGCCAACTGTCCTCCAATGTCATCCGCGATGTCCTCAAGGTTTTCGCGAATCGCTTGTACGACTGCCTGTGCGTCCCCAGAGCCGCCCGAAATGGTGATTGGTATACTTATCCCTCCCATGTCAATAGAAACGCTCTGAGAGCCGCTTCCCGTCGCCAGAGACGTATTCACGGGTACGGTGTTCCCGTCGTCACCGCCAGAAATGGCATCGTCGATTCCGTCGCCGAAATCAACGCCCATCATCGTGGCAGTGCGCTCTAGGAGGTCGAGCCCTCGGTTGCGGTCGCCAAGCGGGATGACCGCCTCTGGACCATTCTCAGCGACAAGCCCCCGATGCGGGGCGAAGAAGATACCGCCAGCCGCATGAGCCGCCTCGCTTCCGCCGCTTCCTTGCAGTCCCGTAATCTCCGCGCCCTTGCGTCGGAGCGCATCGAACTTCTCTTTCACGGGGTTGATGACGTTCTTGTCGAACCAGTCGGCAATCCCGCCAAAAAGCTCCGTGACCGTATTGTACGCCGATTGAAATGCGTCCGTAATCGCGGTGCGAACGGAACCCACAGCCGACGAAATCGGCTGCCATACCGTCGTATCGAACCATCCCGCGACCGCATCCCATACGGCACAAACACTATCCCATGCCGTGATAATGGTCTCCCGTATCACATCCCATGCGGCACTCGCAAGGTCGGAAATCGGCTGCCATACGGAACTGAGGAACCAGTCTCCCGCTGGGGCGAAGAATTCACAGATCGTATCCCATGCAGCGGATATGCTTTCTTTTATCCCGTCCCATGCCGCTTGTGCCGTGTCACGGATGCTCTGCCATACCTCAGAAGCGAATGCTTTGCCTTCATCCCAGTATGGCTTTATCTCCTCCCATACAGTTGCGCCAAGGCCAACGATGACGTTGATCGTGTCCTCCACGCGTTCACGTACGGGAGAAAGAGCATCGCCGATGTAGCCCTTGAACGCGCTCCACTGTGTACCAACGTACGAAGATGCACTGCTGGCCGCGCTGCCGATCTGCGACCACGCGTCGGATGCGCCCGATTTGATACTGCTCCATGTCGTGCTTGCCGCTTCGCTGATTTCCGCGAATTGCTTGCCGATGGATTCGCCGAGCATACTTCCGCCGATGGCACCGCCAATTCCGCCGATAACGCCGCCGATGGCAGCACCGGGCGCAGCACCAACGCCGCCAAAGAGAGCGCCGATGCCTCCGCCGATGGCCGCCCCCGCTTTTGCGCCCGCAAACCCACCTGCCAGAGCACCGCCCGTACTGCCGACGGACGCCCCCATGCGGTTGGTGTTTTCGCGTTCGACTTCCTTAACGTGCGAGAGTGGCACGTCTCCGTTATCAAAGGCGTTTTGTGCCTCCGCAAGAGACTGTTGGTTCTCTTGATGGATGTTATACGCCTCATACGCACCAAGCCCCAAGCCGACAACAGCAGCGGCGCGTCCGAGTATCCCACCGAAACGGGCGCGTCCCTTCGGCGCAGATGCCTTGCCACCGCCTTTACTGCCGCCGACTTCAGGCACTGCCGCCCCGGAGCCGCCGTTTACCACAACGGACTGCGCATGGACGACCATGCTCTTGACACCGGGCAGGCCGCCTTCCGCAGCAGATGAACCGCCACCACCACCCGACGATGCGTCCTTGATAAACCGCCCCGCTTTCTTTGCGAGGCTGGCGATTTTATAGAGCGCACCTGCCAGAACGCCGCCCGCTAGAATTGAACCGATGCCGTCCAGTTCGAGGAATTTGTTCTTCAGCTGCGTAAGAATATCAAGTGCAAGCCGTCCGACATCGGAGATGTCGAAACCATCCTTCATGTATTCCGTCAGGCGCTCAATGTCTTTCGTTACTCCACTGACGAAGCTGCGCAGTCCTTCTGCACCCTTGCCCTCCATGATGGAGAGCTGGAATGTCTCCCACGCGCCGCCGAGCTGTTCCATATCACCCGCGAGGTTGTCCATACGGGTTTCTGCCATTTTTCGCGCCGCGCCATCCGCATTGGCGATCGCTTCCGTCAGTTTTTCATAGTCGCTTGCCGACGCGTTGACGAGGAGCTGGATGGTTTTCATGCCGTCTACGCCCGCGAGGTCGTAGGCGTATTTCATCTTTTCTTCCTGTGACAATCCAGCAAAAGCCTCACGCAGATTGCCGATCATGTCCCGCAGAGGACGCGCTTTCCCTGCGCTGTCGAACATACTGATACCGAGTTCATCCATCGCGGCTTTTGCCTGTTTGGTCGGACTGGATAAGCCATTGAACACGGCGGTGAGTCCGGTTCCTGCCTTTTCGCCCTTGATACCGCTGTTGGCAAGGATACCGATCGCAACAGACACATCCTCAATGCTGTACCCGAGTGACCCCGCGAGAGGTGCGACGTACTTAAACGTCTCACCCATCATGCTGACGTTCGTATTCGAGTTCGACGATGCCGCCGCGAGTACGTCGGCAAAATGCCCCGAATCCGCCGCTTGCAATCCAAACGCCGTAAGCGCGTCAGTCACGATGTCTGAGACACGGCCCAAGTCCTCACCCGACGCGGCGGCGAGGTCCATGATGCCGCTGATGCCCGAAATCATTTCGCCTGACTTCCAGCCTGCCATCGCCATGTACTCGAACGCTTTGCCCGCATCCGAGGCAGAGAACGACGTGGATGCGCCCATCTCTTTCGCCTTTTCCGTCAGTGCGTCAAGCTCTGTGCCTGTTGCCCCCGAGATTGCGGCGACGGTGCTCATCTGCGCCTGAAAGTCTTTGTATGTCTTGATGGTGTCGTAGATGCCGTAGCCGATACCGGCACCCGCGAGCATTTGTCCGCCCATCCCTGTGACGGATTGCACCGCACCGTTCACTGCGCCGCTTGCCTTTGCCACAACAGTATTTTTTGCCGCAATCGTCACCATCCACGCCTTGCTTGTGAGCGCCGTAAGACGTGCCTGCGCTTCGCGCACCTTGATTGCTGTACGGTCTATGGCACTGATCGTCGCATTATAGGTGCGCCCTGCCAAACTGCGTAACGTATCACGCGCCTTGCCGCTGGCGGGCGTTATGCGGTCAATGGCACGGAGCACGACTTCGTAATCCGCTTTTGCGAATGCGTTGAGCCGTGCCTGAGTCTTTTCGATGCTCTTTTCAAACCCGCTCAGCTTTTTCTTCGCGCGGTCGAGTCCCGGGCTTACGTTGTCCTTTGTCTCCACAACAATGTCGATGACGTGTTCAGCGGCCATGCCGGCACCTCCTTTCTACTGTCACTCTCTGTTTTCTGCCTCAATTTGAGCCCGCACGCTTGCACGAATGAACATCCGCACAAGCGAGGGCTTCTTTGCATACTCATCCGGCGTGATATGCAGCCTCTGCAAGATATGATGCAGAAGCGTCAAATTCCCGCCGGAGAGTATCAGTTTTTTGTCGTCTCCTCCAACTCGGTATTGTCAAAGCCGGAGATGGCATCGAGCTGTTCGAGGATCTTGTCCTTCTCTCCCGACTTCAAGATCTTATCAATCGCATCAATGCCCGACGCGACATTCAGAGCCTCCCACATCTGCTTGTTGTCCCAGAGTTTCGCACGATCCTCGGGGATGGTCGCCTCATAGATGAGCTGGGAACGGTAGCGCACGGAGTTCGTCGTCTCAGGGACTTTCACACCGATGCGCCGATTGCGCACGTACTTCGTGTTCTTCGTACGGCAGCGTTCGTATTCCTCTTCGGAAAGCGGGCGCATACGGAAGGTGAACATAACGACTTTCTTGCGAATGATACGGACTTCGTACGTCTCATCCTTGCCGTTCTGGTAGTTCGCCGCCGCGAGGAGCGCGTGGAGAATGTCGCCCTCAAACTCCTTCAGCTCCTCTTCGGACGCGGCCTTGTCCTCTGCGACCTCCTCCACCGGGTCAGTAATATCCAGCAGTTTTTCATCTGTTTTTACAGACATACAAATCCTCCTTTATGTCAGTAGCTGAGCAGGTTTTGAAGCTCTGGCGGGCGGTTGACGAACATACTCCACTGGCGTTTGATGAGGTCACCGACGGAGATGTTCTGAAGATCGACGTTTCCGCTCGGCACACAGTCGCGATAGATCATGCGCTCCTCGCTTCCATTGCGCCCCTTGAGAACTCCCTGAAATGTCCACATCGTCCCCTGTCCGCTATGGAGCATATTAAAGAGTTCCTGAATGAACGCGTTGTCCTCAACCACAACCTCGGTGAAGTTGAGCGACACGCTGTAGCTCTGGAACGCCTCATGTTCCTGCGCGTCGCCGAGCGGCTGGTACTTCGCATTCGTCACGTTGAGCTGTACTTGATACGTTTCCGTTGTTGCAAGAATGATGCCGCTCTCGTTGAAAAACAGGCCATCCTTCCCCGTGAACACACGGCGTGCATCAACGGGTCCTCTGGGATTCCACATTGATTATTCCCCCTTCTGTTCGGTGTGCTCCGGCGCAAAGCGGAACTGATATGTGAGATAAATCTTCTCGGCGCTGTCGATGTCGTCAATGGCGAGCTTGAACCACGCCGAATCCCCTTCGGCAGGATTGCCGGGATCCTCGTACACCGTCGAGCCCGCGAGCAGTTTCTTTTCAGCGACCATCGTGTTGATGACCTTCTGCGCCGCAGCCATGATGGTCTGCCGCCCGTCGGTATCGTTGTTGACGTTGCCGACCAGCTTCTCGCAGGTGCTGTCCACGCGGTCCATGAGCTCGAAGCGCGTTTTTGTGCGGCGGATCTTCTTCCAGCCCTCATCCATCGTGGCATCGGGAGTAACCAGTGTATTGATGGCACTGTCCACCCACACTTGATCGCTATCATTGCGCGTGAGCACAAAACAGCCCTTCGTCTCTGCTTTGATGATTTCGCCGTTCGTCAGCGGCTCAATGAGACTGACGGCGTTTGCGATGACATTGTGCGTGATGCTTGTATTCGCCTCAAACGCAGCAATCATGCCGCCGATACGCGCCGCCGCGCGCCATCCGTCATACTTCGTTCCGTCGCTCCCTGTCCAACCGTTCAGCACATAGACGATCTTCTCGTCGTTGAACGACGCCGCATGTGTCATGCGCTCGGTCAGCCCCTGTGTGCTCTTTCCCGCAAGACAGACCATGCCGAGATGCCCCGTTTGATAGCTCTGCACGACGAAGTTCTGCAAGAGCAGCTGCACCGCACTGTCATCGGTATCCGCGACAATACAGTTCCATTTGCACCGTTCAAGGATGTCTGTCCCCTTCTCATAGGATGCCGTCTTGACCGTCGGATTCTTTCCGCCTGTCATTTCCTGCTGTGTAACCGCCGCCAGAGGGCCCTGAATGCCGCCGACTGCCGTTGCCTTGAAGTTACGGCTCTGCGCCATCGCTGCTACCAGATTCTCTGGCTCTTTCGCCCCCGGCGCGAAGGAGAACTGCTCAAAGACTTCCGTCCCATCGTAGATAATGACCTGCCGATTGTCTGTAATGAGATTCGTCCGTACCGATACCCTGAACGCCCGTGCGCCGGGGTGACGTGCAACAATCCTCACCGCTGTAGTTGCGGGTTCTGCCGCATTCTTCAATTCGATGCTTGATGCCGCGCCGTCGTCACCACCGATACGGACGGCGCGCACCGTTGTTGCGCCGCCTTTGAACGCCTCCTTGACAGCTGCGACAGTGTCGGCCGTACCGAAATAGTCTGCGATGCTGTTCTGCATCGTGACATCCATATCGAACAACTCGTTGAGAGGTCCCCAATCCGCCTGAAAGAGAACTGCCGCTACGCCATTTGTCGCGCCAACGGTCTCAACGCCGCCGCCGTTTTCACGGCGATAGTAAACACCGGGGCGAACCTTTTTCTCACCAATGCTGAAAATACCGCTCATTCCTCAGTCACCCACTTTCTTGTTCCGAAACTTCATCACGATCTCCCGTGCTTCCGCCTTCGTTGCTTTCTCTTTGCCCGCATAGCGGAATGCCGCCAGTACGGAGTAGCCTCGCACGTCGTCACCGAACATATCGGGACGCCGCGCGAATTCCTCCGCAGCGTAGATCTCCTCCGTGGCGGGATTTGTTTTCGCCGCCTGAGTTGGTTTTGTTTCCTGTTCAGCCATTTGCTGTCCTCCTTATCTAAAACTCGTTGTATGGATGCCGTGCGCGTACACACTGCGTCTGAGCAGCCCGTACTGTACGCTGATGCGCAGCTGCCCCGTGAGTTCATCTCCCGCCGCATCCCCTCTGATCTGCTTGATGAACATCGGTGATTCGTCAAGCATGGTGATCTCTCCCGTAAATGCGAGAGGCTGCAAGAACTGTTCAACCCATTCAATGCGGTCATGCAAAGACGGGGCGAAGAGATGAACAACGATCTCCGAGTTCATCCACACAACAGCATTCGTCTCGCGGTCAACTGACGCGCCGCTCCTGCTGAAATAGATTGCAGGATGCTCCCTCGTCGGCTCATAAATGCCGGACAGCCGTGTCCTGCCAATCACGGCGAACTTCCCACACCATGTTTCGACATAACTGCACATCGCCGCAATCGGGTCTGGGTCACACGTCTCAAGAAGCGGATATTCATAGATATCAAACGTCAGTGTCATGCCGACAACAAGCGGCTCACGATCACCGGCAGCCTCCTTGAACACCTGTGTATCCTTCCATTTTGCGGAAAAGGTTTCTCCATCCTCCGGTGTGAAGAATACGCCTGCGAGGGATTTGCGCACCAACGGCTCGATATCCTCGGGCGGCGTCCCCGTCGTCGTGCACATGATGTCCACGGAGAGCACCTTGCGGCGATCCCGTGCAGGGTCAGAGAAGGTGTCCGCCAGAAACACGATACGCGGGTACTGTGCATCCCCCCATGCCTCATCTTTGTCGTCAGGTGCCTCCTGAAAGAAGATGGACGGCAGTCCGCCGAAAGTGGCAAGCTTTTCCGAGAGAAGATTATTCGCGAGGAGACGTTTTCGCACCAGCGCTTCAACCGTAGCCATTTGTCATCTCCACTTTCTCGACAGCTGTTAAATCATGACTGCAAGCAAGCGACCATTCGCCGCCCTTCACTTCCTGCGCACGGACGGTAAAGTACCGTGTTGCGCGATGAATCTGCGGTAAATAGATACATTGCAGTCTTTCTTCGTCAATATAAACAGCAATTCCGTTTATATCATCTTTCCATGTGCGGTGCCGCGCCCGCACAAAGTCTCCGACAGCAATTTTCGTGAGATCGAATGCGGGGGACTCCTTCGTAAGAATGAGCGCCATCACCTCACCTCCTCAAAGATGCGAACAATCTCAGGTTTTGCCTGATCGATGATCCGCTGACGAAAGGGACGCGCTTTCATGCGAGCCGTGCCGTTTTCAAGGATGGATGCGTAGGGTATGTCACTCTTGATACGACAAACAATCCGCACGCCCTTTCCACTCCCTTCGGCGAGGACAAATCTTCGCCAGTTGCGGCGCAGATTGCCCGTATCGGGTGCGGGTGCTGCGCCCGGCGCGGATGCCGTATGTACGCCCTTCGCCCCGCGTCGGTAGACACGCCCGGTACCATCCTGCCCGAGCACGTCATACGCCGCTCCCTGCATGGCATTGACAGCGCGGAACGCACGCGACCGCGCCTGTTGGTTGAGGCTCTGCACTTCATCGTGAACCTCCGCCTCCAACGCGCGAATGGCTTCATTCACACTACTCAACACGGTCACTCCTTTCCTCGACGTAGTAAATTGTGAAAATGCCAAGCATGGATGCGTTATCTACGCCGCATACATAGAAATACCGCCCGCCATGCACCAGTCGGTCCCCCTCTTTTGCGGCGGGTTCGCCGTAATGCTGGACGACGGTATGAGTCACAGGATGCTGCAAGGCTTTCCACCGCAGGATCTCTGATGTCTTTGCATCAGAGAGAACGCCGCGCACGACGCTGAACGTCGGTTGAAACACCGCCTTTGCGCGTCCGTTGTCCATTGTTTTCAGAGACTTGCGCTCGACAACGAACTGATGAAATAGGCTTCCCGGTCTTAGGTACATAACGACCGCCCCCGCCCCGTCCTGTTGTCGTGCATTCCCTCGAAGAAATACGGCGGACGATGCTGCGTGCCCGGAAGTTCCGGCAGAGAGCAGCTGATCGACAACTCCTTTTTCAGTTCCTCATAGAGGGATTTCCACTGTGCGTATCGCTGACTAAGCGACCATTGAACGGGACCGGAGCGCGTATCCACCTCGGGCGCAAAGCGATAGAGGATGCTCTTTATCAGCTCGAACTTCGCACGCCGCCATGACTGGGGGAATGCTGCAATAACTGCTGTGATCTCCTCATCCGTAAGAAGAGCCGTCTTATCCGGCTCCTCAACGAGAACGTCACCAAGTTCAAACCGCATCTGGTTCAATCCGCCGTCAGCAAGAAGCGCTCCGTCATAGGTGAATGATCTTGTCATAGCTCACTCAGCCTTACGCCGACCGCGCTGCTTTGGCTGCTCCTCGGGCGTAGCAACACCATCTTCTATCCCCCAATTCTCTAACTCGTGAGGGTCATCAAACTCCTTGATAGTGAATGTTCCAGTGACAACGCCCATTTGACGTAGTGCTTCAGCCTTATTCGGATGAATTTTTACATCCGGAATCGTATCTCCGATCAAATAGTCCGTGCCGCCGAAGCGGCACGGTTTCAGTGCAACAAAAACCATGATAGAAAACCTCCCGTCAGTCGACGCAGTTCTTGAGGAACACCGCGAGATCATCGCTTGTCTTCTTCATGTCCGTCGCAATCAGGCCTTCGATGAACTCTGTGTGATCGGCGGGCGAGCCTTCAAACTGACTCGTTGCGGTGTACTGACCGTTCCCGAGCATATCCCATGCAAAGATATAGCCCGCCGACGGCTCGTCGATCTGCGGCGTGTCCGTCGTGTAGCAGAGGAGAGCCGCCTTGCTGTCGCAAATGTAGCGCATATCCTCATCCATACCTGCGGCTGCGGCGTTGTAGGTGGAGTCAAGGACAACGACCTGCTGCACACCGAAAAGCTGCGCGAGCACCTGCTCCGTGACGACGGCGGGGTTTGCTGTCGTGCCCGTGTACTTCACGCGCTCCATGATGAAGTGGTTCGCCTTGAGCTTCGCGAACACGTCCACGCCGAGCGCGAGCTTGTTCGGCTTACGGCGACCGACGCGGCGAATCTCATTGATGAGACCGTCAAACAGCGTTACCGGATCGCAGTTGCTGTCGTCGAACTTGAGGAACTTCTTCTGTGCTGCATTTGCCGCAGCCGCGCCTTCCCACTCGTTCTTCCAGACACCCGCTTTGAAGAAGCTCTGCGCAAAGATGAGATCCTGATGCAGGTTCATCTGTTCTGCGACAAACTTCACCTTTGCGCGGCGCGGGTCTGCCGAACCCGGCGCAGCCGAGCGCGTGTAATCGAGTGCCGAAATCTTGTCGATGCCAACAAGCACCTGATCGACCTTACACGCGTAGGTCTTATCCGTCTGTCCCATGACTGCCGGCGCGACGTGTCCAAACGCGGGCTTGCGCTGCACATTGTCGCGTGCGAGATCACCCTTGCTGAACTCGTAGTAGTAGCTGGACGAAAGCCCGACCGGGCACACAGGGAAAAGCTGACGTGCCGCATACTCTCCCTGCTGGAAATACGCCATACACATATTCGAGAGATATGCGTTCGGCTTCCACGTCCCAGCCGCCTTCATGATTTCAATTTCTTTGACCGAAATTCCCATGTTGATTCCTCCTCTATCAGGACTTCATGAAGCCCGACTTCGTAATCTGAACCTTGACCGTATGCCCCTTCGCAGAACAGTCCTCGAGCGCGAACCCGAGAACGAACTTCCCGGCAGTCGCCTTGACCGCAAGTCCCGTTGCATCCGAGGCAAGCGGATCCCCCGCCGCAAACGCTGCACCACCATTCCATAAACCGATATCCTTGACCTGTACGTTTACATACGTTCCAACCGAAACAACCGCCGAGGTCTCCGCAATCGTAAGCCCCATCGGAATGAGTGTATCGGTGCACGGAACAGCCCCGCCACTCGCAAGCGCCACCGCCGTGAAAGGTCCCGTCTTGATCTCCGTCTTTACGGGCGCGCAGATGGTTGCGCTGTCATTGATAACACTACCGTTAAACATCCTTTATCCTCCTTTACTCGAACTCCGCAATCAGCTCGGGGTTCTCCTGAAACGCCATGTCACGCGCCATGAACACGCTCATCTCAGGGTGCGCCTTGCGAATCTCCTCGACGCGCTTTGCAATGCGTGCCTCTGCATCCGTCGTGCCGCCGTTGCCGTTTGAGCCAATCTCGTTGAACATCCCAGAACGCTTGGCGATGTCGAGCGCCGCATCCAGTGCTGTGATGATCTGCGTGTATGCCTCCTCGCTCGCCGCCTTTGTGCTCTTGAGCACCGGCGCAAGCTCCTCAGGTTTCTTGCCGAGCAGTTCATAGCGCTTGGCAATCTCCATAATCTCCGCGTCTTCCTGCTTCTCCATGCGCTTCTGCACGTTCTCAAGCATCGCCGCGAACTCCGGCATGACATCCTTCAGTACCTCAGCTGCCGACTTCTGTACCGGCGCATCCGTAACAGGTGCAACGGGTGCGGGCGGCACATCTGCCTCCTCGTGTGCTCCGTAGCGCTTCTCGATGTCCTCCATAAACGCCCGCTCCTCAGCGGTCATCTTGCTCTTGTCAATCTTCATTTCTGCATCCTCCTCTGCTTTTCCAACAGGTTCAGTTTCCTCTACGAGAGGCGTTTCATCCTCCCCCAGCGCCGCAATGCGGCTTTTCATGATCTCGATGTCCTCATCGCTCATCTCAATCGGATTCATGTGCTTTTGCACCTCGGCGACGTTGCCGCCGCCCCACTGATTCGCAAACCCCAGTGCAGCGGTGTTAAACTCCGACAAGCTCTGCTTGAGGAGCGCCGTCTTGTCCGTCACAGTGTCATCACGTATGATGGAAATGAGGCTGCACCGCAGTGCATCCATGACGTTCCAAATCTCCTCGCAAACTCTCTGCTGTTTCAGCTCGGAATTTGCCGCACCGAACGTCTTTGCGCCGCCCTCGGACTTTGCCACATCCGCGACTTCTTCCTCCTCCAAGCCGAACCGCTTTGCGATGGCATGGATGAGGTTCTTGATCTTGCTCTCTCCCACTTCCTCACCCCCTTTCGGTGCGTGCTTAAAGAGCGCGATGTGCGCCCTTTGATTTGCCCCCGCATCCACAAAATCCACCTTCGTGATCTTGAGGTCGGTCAACTTTGTCGGCATAGCCTCAGCTCCTTTTTCTCCACGAAAAAGACGCCCATCACTGAGCGCCCAGTCGCTTTTTATACAGTTTCGGGGATCGCCGTCCCCTCAATCGAGAACATCGGGTATTCGCCCGATTTGACCTTCTCCCACACCTCATCATCCGTAACGTAGAATCCAATCCACCATCCCGTTGGCAGTGTGCCGTCAGGAATCCCCATTGCTGTCATCTTCTCTTTCGTGAATACGACGGACTCCACAAGTACGGCGCAATCGCCGCGTTCGTGCATCTCGCCGCCCTCGCGGTATAGCTTTACGAACTCGTAAGCGGCATTCTCAAGTGTTTCGGGGTCGATCACATCCTCGGAGAGATCAACGAGCGTCGCTCCGCTCTCATCCTGTGAAATGCTCGCCCAGCCGAACGCAAGCCGCCTCTCATCGCTTGACTTCTGAATATTGAACCGCCCGTGTACCGTCTGCTCCGTTTGAAACGGTCTCATGCACGCCCCTCCTTGATGCAGGTCGGAATGTGTACGTTCAGACCGAACGTCTGAATCACATCCAGATACCCGCAGTCTTGATAAATTTCCTTTGCCATCTCATCTTTACCAACGCTTGAGATAACGCTTCCCAAATTCTCGAACATCATGGAAAGCCCGATATTATAACTCCCCGATTCACAAAAGGACGCAATCGCAGAGAGCGCGGATAGCTCGCCCGCACGCGCTGTGCTTAGTAGTTTCTCCCACTTTGTCAGATACGTGTTCGACTTCGGCGGAAGGAGTCCCGAAATATCCTGATAGCCCTTTTTGAACTCCTCTACGCTGATACCGCACATCTCAGGTACCGCTCCGCCGCCAGTGAACACCCCCGTAACAAACGCATATCCTAGCGGGTAATTCGTCGGAAAGGGAGGAAGGAGGTTGCTGTGTTCGTAGACCGTTTCACGGTTCGTAAAATCTAAAGCAAATTGATGCAGCGTATACTGAATCGCCGCCGTCAGCTTTTCATCCCCCTGTTTGAAGTAACCTGCAACCGCCTTCCGCACAGGTGCAAAGAGCATTTTGACGCTGCCTGTTCCCGTATAACTTGCTTCCAGTCGGTCAAGAGATTCGAGCACTTCTTTTTCTTGCAGCACGAGGGCCTCCTTTTCTGCATAAGAAAAGCACTCCGCGTATCAGCAAAGTGCTCAATCATTTATTCTGCGTATTTCTTTTCGATTTCAGCGAGCTGCTTTTGGTATTCTTCCGGGGTTATGCGCCCCTTCTCAAGCCGATAGTCTAAAACGGCAATATCATCCTCTTTAGATGGCTTCGCCGGGCCAGCGTCTTCTACACGAAAAGGCGCCCACCAGCGCGGATCGGAAAACAGCTTCTCACTCATTAGAAACCTCCGTCAGTAGAATTTCATACGAGCCATCGTCTTTGCGTTCTATTCGCCTCACGTTGAAGGATGAGCCGCGCGGATAAAGGATTTCTTGCTCGTTCGGGTTGTATCGGGTAATGTCTCGCCCGTGCTTTGAGTGTAGCACGACAAGCTGTACTTGTCCATCCGGATTATGCGGTATATCGGCCGCAGTCATCGATGTGTACGCAGGGTACGTTTTCACCCTTCCAACCTTGTGCTCCTTCAGAAAAGCCTGAACTGCATCATCGTCCGGGAACTGCAAGCTGCGCTGTACGCGCCCCTCGTAGTATGGCATCTTATCCAATCCTGCGTCGATGAGGTTCGCCCACGCCGCTTGATCTTCTGTCAGATCAAGCCCGCGTCTGATTGTATCGTTGAGCGAGAATGCCTCACCGCCAACATACCGGGTGATTGCGTGCTCCTCATCCCACGTCAACGCGCCGTGTTCTGCCTTTGGCCCGCCTGCAGGTTCTGCAATTTCCTTGTACTGAACCACACAGCGGCAGCGAGGATGCGCAGGGGGCGTTTCGTGCATTCCGGGAAAAAGCTCTTTCCCCACGATGTCAAACGAATCATCGAATCCAATCTCCTTCCCGTCCAGTGCGCCGCAGTGTGGACATACGCGTTCAGAGCCAGCCGTACGCCATATCTTGACGCAAGTCCCCATCAACCCATCGCGCATGGCGTTCCGTATGCTCATGTTCTCTCCACGGTTGTAGGCAAAAGCAAGCTCCGTATTGGCGATCATGTCAGCCCGTGCTCGATGCTGCCGCGCCGCATATTTGAGCGCCGCTTCCTGCGCCTTCTTCGCTGCGCTCGCCTCTGTCATGCGTGGATGCGCTTTGAGAAGGCTATCATATACGCTCTGCTGATACCGCGCATTTGCGACAGCGTCACTTTTCGTTAGTCCGATGCAGGGGCGAATGTGTCGCGCAATCTGCGCCGCTGTCCAGTTCTCCTGCTGTCCTTTCCAGAGTATCGTCTTGATCGCCGCGCGGGTTTCTTCTCCAATGCTCGTGACGAGTGCCGCCGTACGGTCACGGATCCAGTTCTGCACTGCTCTATCCGAATCATCCAGAAGCACGCCGCCGAGCTTCTCCTCCCACGCCTTCGCCCCCGCTTTCATCGCCGCCAGATAGATCGGTGCAAGCCGTTCATTGATGAGCCGCGCATAGTCGTCCTGCCACTGAAGAATCTGCTCCTCGTAGCCGT